GGGCTTGGACGTGTTTGAATGGGTACCGTCAGACTTCCTGAAGTTCGGCACATCGCACGATTATGATTTACTTGAATACTATGCTAAAGGTGTAGAGTACTCTTGGCTAGACGAGCATGAGAGCGTTCTAACTATAGAGGGTGAATACCTTATGAATACCAGAGCAGACATCTGGGACATCTTCAATTTCTTTGATAGCAAGATGGGTAGGTATGGTAAATTTTGGGTACCTTCTTGGAACAAGGACTTTGTAATATCATCTGCATATACGTCAACTGATACAGTGATAGACGTTAGTACTAACTATAACTATATTTACTACGATGACACAGATATCATTAACAGACACATAATGTTAAGGTTCCCCGACGGAACCAAAACGTACCGTGAAATCACTACCTTCAGTGGTACCTCTATAACCTTGAACGAGGCTATAGGTAAAACTGAATTAGTAGATTACGGAACAACCTATGTTAGTTTCTTGGTAATGGCGAGATTTGATATAGACAAGATAACAGCAAGTTATACGATGGAACAGATAGCAAACTTTCCATTATATTTTAAAGGAATAATTGACGAGGATATATGAAAACAGTAAGCACAACTTATGAAAGCCATGAGGATGCTCACACAAGGAAGCCAGTTGAGATTTACAAGTTGTTCACTCAACAGACTGATGATGCTTGGTATTACACATCTGGCGACTTTGCTTTAACCTTCTCTGGTATTGAATACGTACCTGCAACTATAAGTAGGTCGGAGGTGTCCTATAACAGTGACTTGGATACCTCTACTATGACCATGAAGATTGGGTATATGGATGACCCGGTTCTGGAATATATTTCTAATTCACCCGTAGATTTAATGTGGGTGGAGGTAGGCCTGTTGTTCCGCGACCAGACCCCATATGAGAAGAGTGTTATCTTTATGGGTATGATTAGTAAAGTTAAGTTCCAAGGGAACCAAGCAGAGGCAGAGGTGGTCGGCTTTGAGCGCATACTCCAGCAACCTATACCCAAGTGGAGATTTTCCCCACGGTGTAATACCTACCTGTTTTCAGATACCTGTCAACTGGACAAGGACACGTATGAGGTTAACACTGTTGTGTCAGGTATAGACGACCTGCAGGTTACTTGTAGTGGTCTAGATGGAACCTACGCCGATGGCTATTTCAACAGAGGTTATGTAGAAAAGGATCATCAAAGGTCCATGGTAACAGCCCACTATGGTGACGTGATAGAATTAAGATATCCTATAGTAAGTCTTGCAACAGATGACACGTTGACGTTGTACCCAGGCTGTGACGGCACACTTGATACCTGTGTTGATAAGTTCAGTAATTTAAACAACTTCCGAGGTTACCCGTACATCCCACTGGATAATCCCGCTACGTGGCTGTAATGTACCTGTTTGAAGACGAACAGGAACTCGCCAAACTCAAACAAGAGCTGAAGGAATGGGAGGGCACCAAGTACAGACACAGGTGTTTTCACAAAGGATTGGCTACAGACTGTATAGGATTCGTTTCTGCCGTGCTTGTTAATTTAGGTATAGCAAAATTCGACTTTAAAAAGATGCCCCACTATGCACGAGATTATCATCTCCATAACACGAGGTCTTTATTGATAGACGAACTGTTTAAGTATGTGGACTGCGACTTTGTAGACGACACACAAGATGGTGATTTACTACTATTTAACTTTGGTCAGGCTGCTGGACACCTTGGCTTCTATATTGAAGGCTGGTTACACGAGGCGATTGATGGGTATGGTGTTGCTAAAACTTTGTATAAGAATTCGCCTTGGAGAAAGAGACTTTCACATATAGTTAGAATTAATTCGAGGGGTGTCTAATGAGTACAACCGGACAAATAATTGGAACTGTCGGAGGAGCAATAATTGGGTTCTTCATGGGAGGGCCCTACGGAGCCGTGGTCGGTGCGTCATTTGGTATGGGACTTGGTACATATCTCGACCCGGTAAAACCCGACATACCACAACCAGGACAACCACAAACAACAACGCTATCTATAAACACAGCCTCTGAAGGTTCTACATTATTTGATGTTCTTGGTACTACAAAAATTGGTGCTGGTAATATCATTTGGTATGGTAACAGTAGGTCAGTGGCTCAAACGTCTACGCAGACAACAGGGGGTGGTGGAGGTAAGGGTGGTGGTGGAGATAGTGGTGGTACCACAACCACGTATGTTACTGGTTACAAGTACTACCTGTCATGGGCCCTTGCAATATGTGACGGCCCCATATCCGCTGTACATACCATATATCAAAACGACGATTCAGTATTCAACACCGCAATTTATGCTTCAGATTATCCTTTAGGTTATGCTGACGTAACTCTTGGGTCAGAAATAGGTGCGTGCCGTATTTACTTTGGCACGGAAACCCAACCACAAGATCCTGTTATGACTGCCGACCTTGGTACCACAGTAACCCCACCCTATAGAGGGACTGCCTACGCTTTGTTTAACGACAACCTGATTGGTGAGTATAACAGGGCCCCCACAATGAAGTTCATTGTATCAAAGACACCAGCGACAGCACTGACAGCGTCAGGAACAGAACTGATAGACGACTTACGGTATGTGGGTGTTTATGATTACAACCCAGCCTATGCTGTATATTACATTTTAACATATCATCTCGATTTTAAAGAGGACTGGATTAATACTCAATCATTTATTGATGCGGCCGAAACCTTGTGGTATGAAGGACACGGTATATCAATGTTGTTTGACAGTAGCACTGGCGCTATAAATTATTTAGAGACTATATTAAGCCACTTTCAGGGCTTGTTAAAGTACGGTAATGATGGTAAGTTCCATATGAAACTCCTTCGCAATGACAGCGAGGTATACGACCTAGACACGATGGCAGAAGGGGATATGGTAGAAAAACCTATATTAGATAGAGGTTCTAATATGGAAAGTATTAATGAGTTAAGAGCACAATATGCCCTGATGAACTTCGTTACAGAGTGTGTCAAATCATCTCCTGTACTAACTATGGTCAGTGGCAGTGCTAATTTTAATTGCACAGGTGAAGCAACGTACGCCATAGACGAAGGATGCCCGCCTTATATGTTACAGCATAAAACATATGGTGACTGGGGTAATATAAAAACTGTTGACACATTATTCAAATGGTATTACGAGCCAGACAAATGTTACGTTTCCCAGATAAGAGTTAAAGATGTAAGAGATAAAACCAGTAATGCCCTTGTGTTAGATAAGCAGTGTGATGGAAACACGGGCACTATAACCTTGTCCAAGTCGGATATAGAGTGTGGTGAAAGTGTATACATAACGATTTCAAACACAGAGGATTGCTGCGACATAACAGTAGAACAGTCTGGGGTCTCTAACGATGATATGGAACAGGTGTCAGAAAATCAATGGCTTTGGACCTCGGCAGACCACGCGGTTTGTAAAGGTGGAGTAGCGACGTTCTATTTAAAATCATGTGGGGTTGTAGTTGACACTGCAATTCTACCTATAAATCACTGGGAAATAATATTCAGTGCCCCGACAGAGGACTGCTTTATTGATGGGCAAACTACCAGTATTACTTTAGCACCTACTTACCCAATTACGGCAGTGAGTGCTGTAACACCGGGTATAGTTGTGACGGGGTTGAACCCTGTTAATGTCGCTGTACCCGAAGGAAGCACAGGCTTCATAACCCTACGTGTCACTATGTTCGCAGATGGTTACGAGTGGGCAGACGGGTCTGACGTGTATGGTAACGCTGTGACAATAGTAGAGAATTGTATTTGTATAGAAGATCCAGATATGGAATGGAGCGATGCCATAAGTGCCACGACTATAGTAAGAAGTGGTAATGTTACAGTAGCGGTGTCGGGTGCCAATGAACCGTTCGCTTGGTCTGTATCAGGGAATGGCTTCACCATAGACGACAGTACTACTGAAGGTGAGACTAACACATTAAGGGCCAACGCGACGGCCTGTGGCGTTGCTACAGTTACTGTCACTGGTTGTGACGGAGTTACCGTCACAGGATATGTAAGATGTACGACAGGTAAGTGGGTGTTGAGTGCTGATCCTACAAAGGATTGGATAGCCGGGGTAACCCAACCAGAAGTGGATGGGCTTTGCACATGGGCTAACCCATGGTGCGGAACACCGTATTCATATAGTGCTAAATATGTATGCACAGAGTACTCTGGATATTATCGTTATTATTGTACAGGTGGACCAACAAAGGTCTACTCTATGCTTTGCGGACAATGGCCTGGACAGACCTGCGCTGAAGTTGAGTGTGGCGGATTTTTACCAAATGTATTAACAGGGGCATCTTGTCCTGCACAAGTTTGTCATGATATACCAACAGGTAATCCTTACTATCAGGTTTACCCTTCTTACACTAAATGCAGATATGATGAATGGACTTGTCCCTAATGATTAGAATTAATTCTAGGAGGTAGTTTAATGAGCACAGCTGGACAAATAATTGGTACGATTGGCGGAGCGATAGTTGGGTTCTTTTTCGGTGGCCCATACGGGGCCGTAGTTGGCGCCTCATTTGGACTTGGACTTGGCACATGGCTTGATCCAGTTCAACCTGACATACCACAAGCTGGACAGCCTCAAGTAGCTACCTTGTCTGTTAACACCGCCACAGAAGGTTCACCACTATACGATTTGTTGGGAACCACCAAGATATCAGTTGGTAATATTATTTGGTACGGTAATGGCAGGTCAGTAGCCCAAACGTCTACACAAGAAACCGGAGGCGGCGGGGGTAAAGGCGGCGGGGGCGGTGGAGGAACTTCCACTACTTACACTACTGGATATAAGTACTACCTATCATGGGCACTCGCTATAGCAGAAGGACCTATAGACACTATACATACCATTTTTAAAGGCGACACACCTGTATGGAACGACGTATTAAATGCTTCTGACTATCCACTGGGCTACGCTGATATCATCTTGAGTGGTGGTATGGGCGCTTGTAGGATATACTTTGGAACAGAAATTCAGATACAAGACCCAGTTATGGCCGCTGATCTTGGTGTCACAGTAACGCCACCGTACAGAGGAACAGCCTACGCTATGTTCAATGACGCAATGATTGGTGAGTATAACAGAGCGCCTTCTATGCGATTTGTTATATCTAAAACACCTGCTACTAACTTAACCGCTTCAGGAACATTAGAGATTGACGACATAAGATATGTTGGAGTTTACGACTATAACCCTGCATATGCTATCTACTATATTTTAACCTATCATCTTGATTTTAAAGAGGATTGGATTAACACCGCTTCATTTATTTCAGTAGCCGAGGTTCTGTACAATGAAGGCCACGGCATATCAATGCTGTTCGACAGCAGCACTGGCGCTGTAAACTATATCGAAACCATCTTGAGCCACTTCCAAGCCATACTACGGTTCGGAGGAGACGGGCAGTTCCATCTTAAGTTATTGAGAAAGGACTCCGAGATGTATGATATAGAAGCAGTGGCAGAGGAAGACTTTGTAGAGAAACCAATAATAGACAGAAGTTCTTGGTTGGGAACTCTGAATGAAATCAGGGCCCAGTACGCCTTAATGAACTTCACAAGTGAGTGTGTAAAGGCACCGCCCATCCTGACTATGGTCAGTGGCAGTGCTAATTTTAGTTGTGAAGGAGAAGCCACCTACGGTATTGATGAGGGCTGTCCGCCATATATGCTACAGCACAAGACTTACGGAGACTGGGGTAACATAAAAACCGTCAACACCCCATTCAAATGGTTGTACAGACCTGACAGTTGCTACACCTCACAGATAAGGATTTCAGACGTGAGGGGAACTGAAAGTAATATTTTGACGTTAGACAAGCAATGCAGTGACGCTGGAGGCAGCATGGTTGTGTCAGATAACGCCATTGACTGTGGTGAAAGTGTAACCATAACAGTTTCAGACGTTGGCGATTGCTGTGACGTTAAGGTTGAGGTATCTGGTGTTACCACTGGGGACATGGCACGGATTTCAGAAACCACTTGGGTGTGGACGTCACCACCTTGGAGCATATGTAGAGGTGGGTTGGCTGTAGTGACTTTGAAGTCATGTGGCATAATATTACAGACAGAGTGGGTAACAGTTAATCACGAGGATGTGGTATTCAAAGCCCACACGTTTGATTGTTATAGGGCTGGGGAATCGACTTCAATACAAATTATACCTTCCCATACAATTACTTCACTATACTGTGCCAACCAGGAGTGTACTCTAACACAAGACAACCCAACGGTGATAACTTCACCTGAAGACTATGACACTGATATATCAGTGCTAGTGAGTATGATAGACACCACACACCAGTGGGCTGACGGGTCAGACGTTACGGGCACGGCAGTTATGATTACTTACAAGTGTATTTGTTTAGACGATCCAACCATGGCATGGGATTCGGCTACGAGCGCCACGAGTATAGCTCAAAGTGGCAATGTTGTAGTAGCGGTGACAGGCACGAATACACCGTTCTCTTGGTCAGTGTCAGGTAACGGATTTACACTAGATGACAGTTCTACCGAAGGTGGTGGAAATATATTAAGAGCCAGCGCCTCGGCCTGTGGCTCGGCTACAATTACTGTTACCGGATGTGATAGCGAATCGGTTACAGGCTATGTACGATGCACGACAGGCACATGGGTAAAATCAGACCCATCCAAAGACTGGACAGCCGATGATCAACCGTCAGTAGATGGTACCTGTCTTCCCGAACCTGGACGTTGGTGTGGGCAGAACGCAGAATATATCTGGGCATATATGTGCAGTGATTATTTTGGATTTTATAGATATAAATGCTATGGCAGAACCGGAACTGCCGCTGCGTATTGCGGTGGCGCATACGGAGGAACAGCACAGTACTGTTCAGACGTTGATTGTGGTGGGTTCTTACCTAACGTACTATCAGGTGGTAATTGTACCCCACAGATTTGCCATGACTCTGCAACGAGTCCACATTCTTACATAGTTGAGAATTGTTACACTAAATGCTACTACGAAACATGGGACTGTTCATAAAAATATTTTGTTAGAATTGGAGAGATTTGTATGAAAACAATAGATGGATTATTTGGATTTGCTAAATTACAAGACACAATAAACATTTTAAATGAGATGGTTGAGAAGGACTTAACCTTTGATGATTTAATAGCCTATGTAGAGATGAAGAAAGAAGAGTTTACTAAGGCTGCTAATGGGGATGGCAACCAACCTACCTGCCCTGAATGCGGGCACCCATTAAATCTACTGGCGTTGAATACAGCACCAGGGAACCAAACAGGCGACGATAATAAGTCGGTTTGGGAATGTGTCAAATGCTACTGGCAGAAATATAACAAAGAAACACCGTTAGAGATGGCGGATATGTTAGCAAAAGAAGAAGCATAGGAGTTTAATATATGGGACTAACAGTTGATATAACAGAAAGTATAGTAATTGTAAACGACCCGGCCAATAGGGCTACAATAGAGAGGACGGCTGTCCAGACGGTAAGGATGATGCTCTATACCAACACTGGTAACGCCTCATGGATTGCTGACAGGCTCTTGAGGAGTTCTGCATACCCATCTGCTAGATTAAGTTTAAAGGCCAACAGGAACGCTTTCAGACTGCAGGTGGGCGATGTGTTTCAGTTCAGTTACGATCAGTACAATATTAAAAGAATGGTATTTAGAATAGTATCCATACAAGAAGAGAACCTCGGAAGCGAGATAATTGATATAGATGCTGTCCAAGATATAGACTATCTGACGTCTACAATTATAGCAGGGGATGCACCTACAGGTGGAGACTACGCACGACTACTAGAACTCGACGTGCTAGTGGCCAGCAGAGTGGTGGAAGCACCTTATGTAATAGCAGGTTCTTCTGTTAAAGCCATCCCGTTGGCAGCCAGAGAGACCATGACAGAGACAGGGTACATGGCTAACATGAGTGTGGATGACGGAACTTCATACAGCCAGATAAAATCTATTGGTATTTACAACCCTTACGGAACACTTGTGGATGATTATACAGCCGACACCTACAAGATAGATGACCAGACAGGCTTTGAGATTGACTTCTACAACACCGACGTAGACCTGATCAACACTGTCACAAGAACCAACATGTTTATAGGAACCAACACCGCTTTACTTGGAGATGAGATTATAGCGTTCCAGACTATCACACCTGTTAGCGGTACCATCTACAAAATTGATAACGTTATGCGTGGGTTATACGACACAGTAAGAACCACCCATTCAGGTGGAACTGGTTTCTATTACATAGGGGACTCGTTTTTCAGAACGGTAGAGAGCCCCAACCTAACACCTGGAACCACAAGACAATTTAAACCAGTACCTTACAACGCTGCAGCCATAGGCGCAATAGCAGATGCCCCGGTAGACCCGGTGGAACTCACAGGGAGGGCCCGGACACCTTACGTACCTTCAGCTTTAACTGCCAACGGTTTGGCCATCAGGCCCAAGTACACCACTGACATAGAATTAAACTGGTTCGGCAGAGTAAGAGGGGCAGGTGTTGACATGGGTGATCTGGATGCCATCGTCGATGAGGCGCCAACTTGGGAAGGATATTTTAAAGTAGAGGTTGTGGTTAGTGGTACTATAGTGAGAACTGCAGATGATATTGACGATTTAACTTATAATTACACAGAGGCCATGAACATAGAAGACAACGGAACACTGCCTTATAGTGTAGGGTTCAACCTTTACAATTGGCTGTACGAAGACCCATATTTATACATTTCAGCACCCAATACAATAACCGTAACCAAGGAGTAGACTTGAGAAAAGCGACCATTTACATATTTACTAACATTGAGAATGGAAAGCAGTATGTTGGTAAGACCACACAATCTTTTAATGTTAGGCTATCAAAACATTTAAGTTGTGCTAATGGTGATAGCCCATTCTATTTCCATAATGCCCTTAGGAAGTATGGTATAGAGAACTTCCATATAGAGTGCCTTGAAGTCAACGGAGATGTTAGTCTTTGGGAAAGACATCTTATCAAGAGATGGAATACTAAAGCACCTAATGGTTACAACCTTACAGATGGTGGTGAGGGAGCCTGTGGCCGTATATGTAGCGAAGAAACAAAAAAGAAGATGTCACTAACAGCAAAAGCACAGAACAGGCCGCCGATGAATAAAGGTAAGTTTGGGAAGGACCACCCTATGTCTATATCTATTATACTAATACATCCTGATGGTACTGAAGAACAGTTTGATTCACAGATAGCAGCATGTAGGAAATACCACCTTGACCCAACCACTATAGGTAAAGTAGTCAAAGGTGTGTTCAAACAACACAAAGGCTTTAAAATAGAAAATACAAGGAGATAGATATGTCGTTTACCCCGGTGTATGAATTTGAAAGTTTGGATTACTCTACAACAGGGTGGGGTAGTATACTCACTACAAATTTTGAGAAAATAGAAGATAACCTGTTCACTATCATTTCAGGAACAGCAAGCGAGACTATTGCTGCCTACGAGGCTATCTACGTAGACACAGATGGGCACATGGGGCTGGCTATGGCTAGCGGAACTATGAACCCAAGTATAGGATTAGCAACAGAGACTGCGATTTCTGGTAGCGAGTTCAACATACAAACAGTAGGCATCATTGAGAATGCCTCTTGGAGTTGGACACCTGGAGGAACCGTCTACTTGTCCAGTACTGTTCCCGGAGCTTTAACCCAGACTATTTATACAGATCCTACGACTATTGGTGTGGCGCTTGCTTCAGATAAAGTGTTTTTTCTGGCAGCTGGTACTGGTGGTGGAACATCTAGCCACAGCGCGCTAACAGATCTTGATTACGCTTCGGCTGAACATACAGGCTTTGCGTCCACAGTAGCATTAACTTCTACAAGTGGAGTTTTACAGACACAAATAACTACTAACACTGATGACATAGCGACAATTAGTGGAGCTCTAATATCAGATCATAGTGCTTTAGACAACCTTGATTACGCTTCAGCGGGACATACAGGATTTCAGCCAACTGGAGATTACGCGACTAACACAGATTTAGCAACTGTATCAGGCATGGTAGACACTAATGCTTCCGATATATTAACCAACAGCGGTGACATAACCACACTTGACACAAAGGTAGACACCGCCTCTGGTACGTTACAGACACAAGTAACACAAAACATTTCAGATATATCTGACAATACGACTCTGATAGGGACTACGTCAGGCACATTGCAGTCCAATATCACAACCAATACAGGTGATATATCTGATAATACTACACTAATAGGAACGACTTCAGGCACATTGCAGACACAAATTACTGATAACACTGATGCTTTGGATCTCAAGTTTGATAAAACTGGTGGCACGATTACAGACGACGTTACCATACAGGGTAACCTAA